GTACTAGCACCAGGTCAAACGAATTTATTAACAGAATTAAAAGTACCAACGTACAATGTAAACTCAAACGCAGTAAATGCAAAAAACAACAATATAGCAACAGACGAGAGAAAATTAGCAGATTACTTAGGACTACCAATAAACAATATAGGAGATGGAATTAGTCAAAACTTATATGTAAGTCAATTACCATTTAGAGCCTATCAACAAGTATACAACGACTATTACAGAGACCAAAATTTCGAGGACGAAGTCGATTACACAAGCGTAGCTAATTACGCAAAATTACGATATAGAAAATACGAAAAGGATTATTTCACATCAGCCCTACCCTGGCCACAACGTAATTCAACACCAGTAGGAGTACCAATAGATGTAAACTATCTACCACAGTCAACTGTGATTAGAACAGTAGATGATGCAGTATATAATGGAAGTGCGCAAAATTTAGCAACAGGATCAATAAGTGGACACGCTGGAAATCTTGAAGCAAGTTCATCAGCAGCAAGAATAGAAAATTTATCAACCACATTAGACTTTCAAATAAACGAATTAAGAAAAGCATCAGCCCTTCAGAGATGGTTTGAAAAACAAGCATTAGGCGGACACCGCTATATAGAAACAATATATTCACACTTTGGAGTAAAAAGCTCAGACCGACGTCTACAACGTGCGGAATACTTAGGAGGCGGAAAAACACCAGTATTAGTATCAGAAGTATTAAATACAAGCGCTACAACTGGACAAGACGGCTCATATCAACCACAAGGTACAATGACTGGACACGGTATAAGCTCAGGACAATCAACAGCATTTCAGACACAAGTAGAAGAACATGGTTATATCATGGGTATTATGTCAATTATGCCAAAACCAGCATATAGTCAAGGCGTACCAAGACATTTCTTACGACAAGAAAAATTTGATTATTTCTGGCCAGAATTAGCAAATCTAGGAGAACAAGAAGTCAAAAACGTAGAGATATATGTAGACGATACAAGTATTACAAAAACAGACGCAACTGAAACAGTACCAACTAATCAAAACCCAATAACATTACCAACATTTGGATATCAGCAACGATATGCAGAGTACAAGTATGGACAAAACACAATTCATGGAGATTTCAGAGATACACTAGATTACTGGCACATGTCAAGACAATTTAGTAGTCAACCAAAACTTAACGAATTATTCCACGAAGTATCACCAGAAGACGATAGCATTACAAATGTATTTGCAGTAACAGCAAAAGTAGATACATGTTGGGTACAACTATATCACGATGTAAAAGCAAGAAGACCAATGCCTTACTTCGCAAACCCAAGCTTAATTTAAAAAAACAATGGCAAAACAAGTAAAATACTATTCACATAATCAGCCCCAATCCCAAGGATGGGAAACAGATAAACCCTCCATGACAGTCATGGGGGAATCATGGACAATCAGAGAGCTAGTAGATAAATACGCAAGCGGACAAATAGAACCAGACCAAAACGTATCATATTTAGATGTAGAAAACTTTGACGCAATAACCGAAGTATTCAGAAAACACATAGACTTAACAGATCTAGATAACTTTACAAAGCAAATAGAGACACTACAAGCAACAGTAGAAGAGCAATTAGCAGAAGCAAACGAACCTATCACAGAACAAGTAGCAGATTCCGTAGATGAAACAACAGAGGGTGAGGGTTAAACCTCCCCTCTTTATATAGGAGATAAAAATGGGCTTACCATTAATGGCACACAATGCCATAGCATTAGGAACAAAATTACTAAAATCACAAGCAGTAAAACACATAGGCGCATCATTATTTGCCAATAAACTACAACGTAATCAGAACAAGAAACTTGCACAATATACACACGACAAAAACATTGAAATGTGGAAGATGCAAAACAAGTACAACAGCCCTAAAGAACAAATGGCTAGATATACACAAGCAGGATTAAACCCAAACTTAATTTATGGAAAAGGTACACCAGGCAATGCTCAAACTATGCCACAATATCAATCATTAGAAACATCAGGACAGATGTTTGGACAATCAATAGCAGGACTACAAGGATTAGTAGATATAGAAAATAAGCAGCAAGAATTACAACAGAATAAAACTAGAACACTATTTGAAGAAGTATTCAAAATGCCATTAGGGCAAATGACATTAGACCAAGGATATAGCCAAATAACGAATGAACAAGCAAGAACAGCCAACCAATATATAGTCAACGAAATAGATAGAGTAAAAAAGGGATTATGGGATAAAAATATAAATCCGAACGAAAGTATAGTAGTAAAAGAATTAGTTACACTTATAAAAGGACTCATAGACGAAAACAAAGCAGTAGCAAGCAACTTTAGGCAGTCTTTATCAGATATTATGAACCTTAAATTACCACGAGTAATGTTTCAAGGTGGATTACAAGGACATATACAAGATTTACAAAAAGGTGTAGAAGAAGCAGAAAAATTGTGGAGATCAATCTGGTGACAAATAGAATAATAAATAAGATCATACAACATTTAATAAATAATATAGATATAGATTTACAACTAACAGAAGAATTTGTACAAATATCAATTAAGTACATGGGAAAAATAGTAGTAGACAAAAAATTATTATTTAACATAGAAAACTGGATAATAGAAGAAACACTAAAAAAAAATAGAAAATAAAATACTAGAAAAATACAATGGCATATAGAAAACGGCGAAAAGGATATACAAAACGAGTAAAATATTATGTAATAGATAGAGGTGGAATAAGACTCTGATGCAATGCCCCACTCCTATTTCAATACGAGATAAGAGTGATGCAAACCCATTAAACAAAGCCAGTAAAAGACTAACCGTTCCATGCGGTAAATGTGGCAACTGCAGACGTGCAAGAAGAAACCAATGGGCGTTCAGATTACAACAAGAACTTAAAGATAGCGAAAATGCTTATTTCATTACTCTTACTTATAGCGATGAGAGATTACCTCAGTTTGTAAATAACGAAACTGGAGAAATCAAAAGTAACCTACGAAAAGAGGATCTGCAAAAATTCATAAAGCGGTTACGTGAACAACAATACAGACAAACCAACCAAAGAAAATTCCGTTATTACGCAGTTGGCGAATATGGTACGGAAACGGATCGCGCTCATTATCATTTCATTGGTTTTAATATTGATAGAATCATTATTGATCAGTTGGCTAAGCTCTGGGGACACGGCCTCCACCATATTGGAACAGTTAATGAAGGATCTATACTGTATGTAGCTAAGTATCATGTAAACAGAAACATGGGACAACAAGAAGAAGAAGGACAAATCAGCTACTACATAAAAAATAAAAAGACAAAAAAATATGATTTACATATAGAAGACGGTATAAGACAGAAAGAATTTGCAACAATGTCAAAACGGCCAGCAATAGGTCACGGATACATAAAAAGAAATTACAATTGGCACATAGATAATATGAACAGCTATGTCATACAAAACGGATATAAAAAAGCTATACCTAGATACTACAAAGACAAAATATTTACAGATATAGAAAAAGAAACACTCAAAAATAAAACAGAGAAGCAAATGGAGGAGATGCATGAAAAACAAAACGAACAAGCAAAACGAATGGGAATCGATAACGTGGACAAACGCATCTTCGACAATCTTATGGTCGAAGCTAGTAGATACAAGCAAAAAACTAACAAGAAAAATTTATTCTAATGAGAGTTAAATTTAATCCACCTAGAGATTATTGGATAAAAAAATTCAAAAAAGATAATGAAACAAGAAATGATTTCACGGAATACTGTGAACTCCTCTATTCTAGAATGGAGAAGACAACAACGAGCAATGAGGAAACAAGCTCAAAAGATAATTATCAGAGATAAATGGAAATACGATAATATTAAACAACATCGTAACTGGATACGATTAAGTAAACAAAAACCTATAAAAATATATATAATGGATAAACTACAACAAACTATAATAACAAAATACGAAGAGTTAGAACCTAACGAACAAGTAAAATACTTAAAAGAGTCAATATCATGGCACCGTGAGGTAGCTCATTATCATATGTATATGGAGAGAAGTTTCTCGACTCAATTACAAGATCATCCCGGTCAAAAGCCGGAAGAAAACACAGCGGATTTAGCGCCGGCGTTAGCGCAGCCAGCCGAAGCCGAACCGCAGTCAGCGACAGCGACAAAAGCGGAATAAAATGAAGCGTAAAACAAAGCACTAATAATCTACTTGATTATATTAGTGCTTACTGACACGAAGTAGTCAGAAAAAACAAAAAAAAACAAAAAACATAAAAAAGACTTGCAAAAGTCTAAGATTTACTTTACAATAATATATATTATGAGACAAACCAAAGGTAGAGCATGAAACAAAATAAGATATTCCAACAGCAAAAAATGACATCACCACGGATGTCAGCATTTGATTTAAGTAGAGAACAAAAACTAACATGCCGAATGGGCGAGTTAGTACCAACCTATCTAGAGGAAGTATTACCCGGAGATCAATTCCGAGTTAAGACAGAATCATTAGTGCGTTTCGCACCAATGTTAGCCCCAATTATGCACAGAGTAGATGTATTTATGCATTATTTCTTTATACCAAATAGAATATTATGGAATGACTGGGAAGAATTTATAACTGGTGATAGAGATGTACTAGCACCAGGTCAAACGAATTTATTAACAGAATTAAAAGTACCAACGTACAATGTAAACTCAAACGCAGTAAATGCAAAAAACAACAATATAGCAACAGACGAGAGAAAAT